GCAATAATATCAACTTTACTCATTCTTCCTCTAGACATACTCTACGTCATGCTAACATATATTTACAAAAAAGGGGACCCTTTTGAGGTCCCCTGTGTTGTTTTGTGAACCTAACTCACATGAGGTTTTCAACCTTAACACGGCGGTAGTACTGGTTACGACCTGCGGTGAGAAGCTCAGCGTCAGGAGCACCATTTGCCTGTACAACGAATGGGTTAGCAACCATGCCGTAGCGGGTTTTAAATCCAATCTTGGGTTGGAAGGTGTCAGGACCGATTGAACGAACCATCTGGAGGGGAACATATGGGCAGTAGAATAGACCTGCGTCATATGGTGAAGTGCCCTTATAACCAACAACATAGTAGTGGCTATTTGATACGTTTGCAGAATAAGGATCAACAAAGACCTTGATTCTACCGTTCATGGTTCCAACTAGAAGATTACCAGTGTCATCTACTTCACCGATGGAAGGACCACCAGCACCAGTTAGACCTGAAGAGTAATCAAGTACACCAGCCATTGCGAGAGCAGAAGCAACATCAGCAGAAGTGATGATGAAGTTGCCCTTTCCTCTACGTGTCTGCTGTGCAATAGCGTTAGCATCACGCTCAACTTGGAACATTAGACCTTTGAATTTCTCAACTGACCAACGACCGTTGCTGTCAACGTCAAGGTCAAAACGACCAGCGTTGGCAACATTGTTTTGAGCACCAGGCTTAGCGATGGTGTAAACAGTACGAACAACTTCGCGGTTGATTTCAGCAAGAATCTCAGAAGAGAGAATATTGGCAAGTTCTTGCTCAGCATCAAGACCATGGATTGCCTTAAGGTCTTGTGCTAGTTCCAGAGTGTACTCAGCCTTGAGTGCTCTTGACTGTGCAGTAACAGCAGTCTTTTCAATGCTGAATGACATTTCGCGGAAGAGTTTGCCGCTTTCGCCTAGTTGCTCAGCATCTTCACGTGGCATTGGTTTTACACCACGCTCGTATGTACCAGCAGGTGAATCATTGAGAAGACCTGGGTTTGAACCAGCGGTTGGATTAGCAGTGTCATATGCGTTAGCAGTTGCATCATAACCAGCAGAGAAGTCTGTATCTGGCTCATTAAAGAGTGCTTCAACACCACCACGACCTTCGTAGTGTGACTTCATTGCGAAGATGAGTCCAGTAGGACCGCTCATTGGTTGAACACCGCAGATATCATAAGCAACGAGGTTAGGCATTGCTCTGCGGATTAGGGAAATCATTACAGGATCAAATCCAGCAAGACCACCAGTTTGAGTGGTTAGACCAGAACCTGATAGTGCGTTACCACCGATAGCGCCAACAATATTACCTGCTGCACCACCTGTTTCCTGTAGCATACCGCGCTCTTCGCGCATGAATCTTTCTTGGTTTTCTAACAGAACAGCGGTGACAGCCTTTCTATAATTGTCCTTGATAGCGCCTGCGCTCTCATGACCTAGAACAGGTGCCCACTTTTCTGTTAGAGCTTGTGCGTTAAACATTTGTTTGCTCCGTTAAAAGTAGGGGGGTTTAATAATTGTCATTTCCAGCGATTGAGTGCTTGGAGATATTGTGCCATTGCTGGTGTAATCTCTTCGCTTTCCACTGGTGATTCATCAGCAACTTCTCTTCCAGTTGTTGAAATTGATTCTTTGAAGTATGACTCCTTAATGGTTTTTACCTTTCTGGAGAATTCTTCTTCCGAAACAAAATCAAGACCTTCAGCAAGTGCTGCAAGTTTTTCCTTCTGAGTATCTACAAGACCTTCCGAAACATTGTTCAGAATGTTCTTTTTTGCAGACTCATTAAGGCGATTTTGTAATTTCACATTAGCTTTGACCTGTTCGTCTAGGCGCTCTTCCATTTCACGAATTTGATCAACCATACCTTCTACCACATCAATTTTATCGTCTGGGATAGAGATATAGTGCTCTTCAAAGAGACTTCTGAGACCTACAATAAAGTCTTCAGTAATCTCATTTCTGATACCACGATCAATGGCTACTTGGTTTTCTTCAAGCCACTGGTGGATAGCGTAGTTTACAGTGCCATTAACTTCTTCCGAAAGTTCTGTCTTGATCGCTTCTACTTGCGCGTCAAGTTCGTTGGCAAAGTGTTCTACAAGTCTGTCATACTCTTCTGAAATTTTTGCTTTAACAGCAGCTTCAAAAATAGTCTTTGCTTTCTCTGCAAATTCTTCAGAGAGTTCTGTTCCCTCTAAGAGGGCATTTACGTCATCAGAGACATCAAGATTTTCAAACGCTGGTTTGATAGGATATGTAACATTTGGACCCTTCTTAGTTCCATACGCAACTTCTGCACCAACTGATGGTTGTGGATCTTTACCAGGCTTGCCTGATGTAGAAGTAACACTACCATCTTGTGAGATAGGAGCAGCTGCTTTAGCACCAGGATTCTCCTCTCCTTCTTCTTTATTTGAATGAAGAGGTTCTGATTGCGAACCACCAAGATCAGTCATTGACTGACTAGGTGCTACTGAAGTTGGAACCGTTGGTTGTGGATCTCTTCCACTACCACGCTGTTGTGGATCACCCGAAATTGCTGTGGGTTCAGAACCAGTAGCAGGAATAACCGAAGCAGTTACACTAGGCATGGGATCCTGTGCTCCCGCTTCCATAACGATTTGCTGCTCGCCCAGAAACTCCTCAAACTTTTCGTTTAACATGTCTGACATCTTGAGTCCTTCCGTAAATCTTATGAATTATCTATGTTTATTTATTAAATTACAAACCTGTGAGGAAGTTTTGGAACACCTGAAGTGTTCTCTCCTCTAGGTTTCTGCGATTTGACTCGCTCAAATACTTTTGATATTTAGCAACCTTTGCTTCTTTTAAAATACCGTTATCCCAAATCCACTCTTTGCCTTCCATGATTCCATTAACAAATGCATCAGGCGCGGAAGGATCTGCAACAATATCAGCAGCAGTAGCAAGCATGAAATCATCCATAACATAACTAGTGTTTTCACGCTTATCAATACTACCCATACCACGAGAAGAAACTCCAAGTTGTACTCCTTCTTCTAGAAGTGACTTGGCGATCTTACCCATGGGAGTATCTAAGATTTGTGCTTTACCATAGAAGTTAGTACCTTCTGCTCTAAGCTCGGTAATTCTGTGTGATACTCTGTCAAGGTTAACAGTAGGACCATCAGGATGACCAAGTTCACCAAGAGCACGTTTTGTTTTAACATACTCTTCATTGTAGCGATTAACTTCTCTTTCTAAAACAGAAAAAGGATAAACGCGACCGTTTCTATTCTTCAGTTCAGACTGAAGAAATACCCCTTCAATGTACAGTTTTTTTGAATCGCCGTTTCCTTCAACGATTACCTGTACATTTTCAATTGTTTCCGTTATCAGTTTCATCGGTTTCTGTTTCTACTGGTTCATCAAAGAATGTATTAGCAACACTCTGTTTATAAAGAGACAGAGTTTCTGATGCTTTTGCATAAAGCAAATCATGAATAGAATCAATTGCCTTTGCTCTTTCGCTGTTTAAAATAGATGATATAATATCAACTACTCCAGATTCAGGATTTGCCTGATTCATTGTATTTTCCATAACGTTATATTTTATTTATTAGTTGATGAAGGTTTAGGTTGAGCTTTCATCATTTGCAATTGTTTTTGGTGGGCGTCATCTGATTTTTCTTTTTCTCTTTCATGAGAATCATCTGCTTGCTGTGCTTGGATTTCTGGTTGGAAAGCACTATTTTGACGATCCATCATATCAAAAGTATTGATATCTGCTGGATTCATTGATAGACCAAGATCAATTTCTCGGCGCATCTGAGTATCAATTTCTCTATACTCTTTTTCAGTTTGATTTAAAATTTGTTTACGAATATATTCAATAGAAAAGTATTTACCAACAAAAGCATCCATTTGTGTTGCAAGATTGATACGTTGAAGCATCAACTCTTGTTCTTTTAATTCATTAAAATGATTATCAAAAAGGTAGTCATATTGAATATGCTCCTTCATGTCATCCCAATCTTCTGGTGAGATAACACCCTTAAGGATTAGTTGGGTCTTGAGAACATCGTGGAATAGTTCTGAGAAACGTTTGCGGAGACGACCGATGAATTTAGTGAACTTGAGTTCATCCCTGAGAACCTCTGTGGTCTTACCAAGATTAAACCCTTTGTTGTCATCCGTAAGGCGGGAAGGTGGTAGGTTGAGTGAGTTGTAAAGTTTCTTTTTGAAATACTCAACGTCCTTGAGTTCACCAAGGTTCTGACCGCCTGGGAGTGTAGTAATTTCAGTTCCTCTACCACCTTCACGGCGAGGGAGCCAGAAGTCTTCAAGCATTGACATATGCTTTTTATCATCACGGATCTCTCCTGTGCTAGCATCGTAAACAAGTTTATTTCTATAACGTGCCATCACGTCACGGAGATATTGTTCTGCCTTGACTTTTGGTAGATTTCCTACATCAATATAAAAAATTCTACGCTCTGGTGCTCTTGACAAACGATAGATAACCAGCGCATCTTCAATCATGCGTAACTGATTTAGTGACTTAATGCCTTTATGAAGGAAACTCAAATGCATTCGTTTGTTTAGATCCTGCACTCCAGAAGAACAAAATGCAATTGAGTCTGCAGAAATTTTAATTCCCTGGGAATTTGACATATCTCCAACAGGACCAAGAGCTCCTCCTCTTAAATATCCTTTTGGGTTGTAAAGATAATAATCAATATAGTTCCCCCATTCATATTCCAGAGCAGATCCTTTCAGTGCTCTGTTAACTCTTGGGTCTTGTGATCCGTCGCTAATCTTTTGTCTTACTTTGCGAATCTTCAACGGATCAATATAACGAAGTTCAAGAATACCTTTCTTTGGATTATCTAGATCAATTACTTTATGATAAAATAATCTTCCATCAATGTACCAACTACGCACAATTTCATGAGCGCGGTTATCAAAATTCAACATTTGTTTGATTTTATCAAACTCATCACGAATTCTTTTTTTTACACCTGCACCAACATCAAGATTGTTGAGATCAATCTCAACGCAACTATCGTTGGCATCACTTACAACAAATTCATTTACAATCTCATCAACAGCAGAATCTACTTCTGGATGAAGAGACATATCTCTATATCTACGAATAAGTTCATATTCGTTTCTCGCGGTAGCGTCAGTATCTACGTATGTTCCAAAATATCCACCCGCTGCAATAGAAACTGGTTCATCAGCGGAAGGAGGGACAGGGGATTGTCCCTTCTGTCCCTCCTTGCGGTTAATTTGGAAGCCAAATAATTGACTCATTATTATTCAATTCGGAATGCTTCTATTATTTATGGGATGGAAATTGCGCTTGCTCCAGAAGTTGTATCACTATCATCTCCAACTGTCCAGTATGAATACTGGAATTCAACAGTGAATTCTTCAATCTGATCGTTGCTATCATATGCAAGATCAATTGCTGAAGCACTGGTTGGGAATGCATACCATAACTTATATGATCTTAGTTCCCTACCATTTACTGCATCATCTTTTTCAAGTTGTCTGATAACAACTGAGCGACCATACTCTCTGGGATCAATGATTCCAGCAGTATTTGCCTGATGAGTATTAATTAGATTTAACCACTGCTCAAAGTATGAACGTGACTTCATATCTTTATCATTGAAAAATGTTGCTGACCAGTTATCAAATGTTCTGTCGCCAGCGATTTTTACCGTCCTACCACGGAAGGGAACTTCAATAACACCTACATTAGATGCTGGGAGTGCTGCTGACTTGCACATAAATGTTACAAGCTCTTTATCTGCACTTACTGCCGAGGGGAACTGAATGTCCACTTGGAACATATTGGGTCTTACACCCTGACTTACTCTCTGAAGAAACCCTGAGACGTTACTAGTAATTGCCATTTTTTTAGATTACCTCTTCTTGTGACTATTTAACAAAAATCATCTACCGACTACTTCGGCAAAGGAAACACCAGTTCTTGTCGCAGTAAATGTTACCGTGACGTAGTTGATAGAACGGGCAGGTTTGATGAAGAGTTCCGCAACAAATTCGTTGCGATCAATTACATCTGCTGTATTATTAGTGCTATCACAAACAACTAAGAAATCAGTAATTCCTTGTTGTGCAACAATATCATTCAAATAAGAGTTGATCGTTGCAAGGAATGATGAGCGAGTTACCTCATC